ATCTCGCTTAGTTACAGAAGCGGAGTCTTTGTCATTGGCTTCCCATTCAATGGACTTACGCTTGGGAAACATAGTTGCAATGTAATTGGCTAGGAGATTGTCACGGATTTGACAGAGCTTAGGGATAGTAGTTCTATTCTTCCACGGGAGCTTAGCATTAGACGTCCACATGGTGTCGGTAGCATATATGTACCTACGGATCTCTTCCTTATCTACTTTCCAGGGTCGACGAAGAGTGTCCCATTCAATCCATTTCTCGGTTAATCTGGTGGCTAATCTATCGGGAGTAATGACATCCCGAAGTTCCATAACCTTTCCGGTCATGCTACGCCACCCCATTTAGAGTGATATTCGAATTGTGGTCTAGCTTGATAGAGTTGGAGGAAGCCTGTGGGAGCCACTGCTAAATCTACAGCAGCTGCCAGAGCATCCTTAATGTCGTCGTGCGCTGGATTAGTCAGTGTTAATTCTTCCTCTAGTATTTGACAATTACCACCTTGGTAATGCCACATCTGTTTATTCTCGTATTTGTGCTGAAGAACTGCATTGATGCGTTCTTCTTTAGCTCCCAACCATTTGGAGGGTTTGAATTCATCCACTGACATAGCCAAACCCAGACGCCGAATGTGATCTTTAATATCGTTCACAATGGTGATCTGGGCAGCTGTAACTTCTGCACGTATCTTGCGGAAATTCCATTTCTCATACAGTTTGGAAATATGATTGAAGTATTCAATGTTCTTGTCCGTCTTGAAGCGGTCGATGTCCAGGAGGTAATAGTTTCCGTGGCCATCTACGCCGACAACGACGATTGACGTGTAGTCTGATCTTTTGCCCAGGGAGTACGCGAAGTCAACGGCTGCAAAAATATTAATTCTTTCATTCTTGAAATACCAGCGTCCATCTCGTCTGTGAATGTGATTGGAATCGTAGTATTGGAAGTAGTCTCGCTTGTACGAGGAGGAGGCCTCATCGTGCGGATCGTTATAGTATTGGGCCCGATAGTGCGTCTGGTTAACGTACTGTGACTTCTTGATGTTGAGAACTGACCAGTCGAATCCGTACCATTTTCCGATTTTGGATTGCTGTCGTGGCCATAGGTATTCTCCTGACCCATCACCAACGGACTCCACCTGAATCTTTCGCTGATCATCTCCATTAAAGACTTCAAATAGCGGTGTTGACTTAGATAAGTTTCCATATTCATCGTAGTCTTCAATCTCCATTGCCATTAAATCTGAGTATAGGTCTTTGGGGTGATACCTAGTGCCCACTACCCATTCTTCGGCATTCACTGTCTCGATGGAAGACAAGTAGCCGTATTGTTCTTTGACCTTCTCTCGTCCTTCTTCAGTATAGGCATTAGTTACAACAACAACATCATCCAAAACAGCAATATCACAGTGCAGACCAACAATGTTACTTGTGAGACCAGCTGTAAAGATCGATGGGTCACGTATGGCTTCCTCTGCTCGTTTGGGATGATCTACTGAGATTTCGCGTTCAGTCCACTTCTCACGCTTAGCCTCTTCCTTGTGGATCATCTCGGGCCAATAGGCTCGATAAGTAGATGAACAGAGAATATCCTTGATGAACTTTAATTGTTTAGTTGCTAGGTTAGATGTGGACGAGATTAAGAGTATTCTCAGTGCCGGGTCTTTAGTTAGTTTCCAAGCAATGCGGTAAGCAATTAAAGTACTTTTCATGTGATCCCGAGGTAGGATCAACATCTGATGATGCCGTGCATCTTGACGATTCCACCATTGAATGATCTCACGGTGGACATTGCCTAACATCCTATTGGGATGTATTAGTTCAATGAAACTGACTAGATCGTTCTCAGCTAGAGTTCTGCGTTCTAATTTCTCATCAGATAATTTTAACTTCTTTATGGGATGCCTCCTAGGTTACCCATCCTCCCCAACATCTTCAGGGGCATAGGCTTAAAGTGAATGGAAGTGACGGGTGGCGGAGGAATGAAGAACTTAAGAACTAAGCTCTGACTGTGATCTCGATACCAATATACTGGTGCAGGGAGAGGCCAATCGGTCTGCGAATAGACGGTAGGTCTTACACTGGGACGAAGAGTATTCTCGAGTAGGTTTTGTACCCACTCGTTATACCAGGTTACGCTACGTGGGTAAGGCCAATCAAACTGTGAGAAGGGTCTAGTTTGTGGTACCAGAGGTGATTGCGACCAGAATCTATCCCATTCTCGGCGTATGGGCAAAGGCCAATCTAATTGCGAGAAGGGAGCTTGAACTACCGTAGCAGGAACTGCAGGACTCTGAGACCAGAATATATTCCAGTAAGGACGTTGCGGATTTGGCCAATCCAAAGGATAGAAAGGATTAGTTTTTAAAGTCTTGATATCAAATGTTTGATTCCAAAACAGATCCCAGTATGGTTTGGTATATACGGGCCAGGTATACTGATTGAAAGGAACAACCGTAGTAGATAGGTTTAGTTTTTGTACCCAATCACGATACCAATTGACTGGAGTAGGATTGGGCCAGTCTAATTGTTTGAAAGGCTTAGTAAATAACGTTTTAACATCGAATGTCTGGTTCCAGAAGATATTCCAGACTACGCGTTGTGGAACAGGCCAATCTGTTTGGAAGAAAGGTACTTTACTTCTATCTACTGGACTAGGACTTTGAGACCAGAAGATATTCCAATTTACTGGAGGAGGAAAAAAGTTATATAGCGTATCTTTTGGATTTACGGGTTTTGTTACTGAGGGAGTCCACGTTAGGACGATGAGGCCTTGTTTGCCGGAACCGCTCTGAACTGAGCCGGTACTAACCGTAGCCGACATGAGACTTCCGCCACCAGCTCCGCCATATAGACCGCCGTTTCCTGAGACTATGTTAGCGCTAGCTGAAGTAGTTCTCGTCGCACCTCCACCGCCGCCGCTACCATGGGTACCATCCCATTCAGTTCCGTCTCCACCATTTACTCCGACGCCTCCGCCTGTGCCTCCGCCCGTACCTCCGTTATCAGCCGAGCCACCTGCGGTCGCTATGGTAGTGCTTGCATCAACGCCGTTATTGCCTCCGGCGGTCTTGCCTGCTGCGCCACCTCCGCCAGTAGACATGTTTGCAGCAGTTGTATTGCCACCACGGCCACCAGCAAATTTGGTCGTACCCCATGAGGCTGTTGTTGCGCCTCCGGCGCCACCGCTCTGTGCGCCGCTGGATGCTGCTCCTGCTCCACCGCCAGCTGCCGAGCATTTAGAGTTATCTGCTCCTACCCCGGGATCGGCCGCAGCATTGAGCCACGTCGAGCCTCCGATTTGCCCAGTGGTACTGCCATTAGTAACGCGGGACCTAAAAGTCCCTCCGAGTCCGAGTTGCCACTGAACCGTTGTCGTTCCGGGAGAAGCGATAGTAAAGTTGCTGATTAGCGAATAGGCGCCAGCTCCGCCGCCAGTAGCAGCCGTGCCACTGGTACTGCTGATGGAACAACCTCCGGATGCGCCACCGCCAATGCACTCGACAGTATTGTTACTGTTATTCCAAGTTGCGTCGACGCCGAGGTTAGTAGTTTGAAGAGAACCAACTGGAGAGATTAGAAATACCTGAGACATAGTTATATGACAACAGGTTGTACACTCGAAATTATTGCCGCTACTTGTGCTGTTGTAAGATTAATGGGATCAGAACTGAGTTTGTAAGTAGCCCTATCGACTACTTGCAATACTTCATTAGGATCTAATGCATAGTTAGCTAATTGCTCCTGAAAATCAGGAACAAAAATTCTAACTACTTTATCCGAAACTTTATTAAAAACTATTCCAATTTGAGTAGCAGGCGTATCCACAACTTAGTAAGTTTCGTAGATGATGTGTGCGTCTGCCAGACCGGTAGAACCACCTGCTGTAGAACTGTTCCAGAGCAGAGACTCACCCAAGGGAGCGGTAGCAGTGACTATAGTCCATTGCTGCGTAGGTGCCGCGTTCCATCGAATGATGCCGCCGAAGAGATTCAGAGCCAAGTTCAAATGGGCATCTGTGACGGTGTTAGATGGCGTAGGACCTGTGGAAGCAGCTACGAAAGTAACTACGGGTGCTCCTAGAGCTGCAGTAGCAGGATGGAGCGGACCATCTGAGTGCGGGGCTGCTAGCGCAGTAGGTGTGGTTTCCAGAGTGGAAGCACGCGCAAAGTTCATTGCCGCTACTGTAGACGACGTAGCCTTACCTGAGACCAGGATTTCCAGGACATCAGTAGTCTGGGTAGCTGAACCTCCCTTGAGGGCCATAAATGTTGCCGAGGAACCTGCGGTAGCAGAACCTGCAGCCGAAGCTGTGTAGGTAATGTTAGCGGAGGTAAAAATTCTTTTAGCCAATTGAGTTGCTCCTTTGTGCACGATCAATGTGATCGTAGATAGTAGTATGAGTATAATCAGATTGATGACGGGCTGCTTCGCAGTAATCGCATATGTACTGATTACACTTAAAACAGAAAGCCCGAGCGCGTACTCGATTAGGATTGAGTACCACATGACAGCCACAATGAACGCATCCTAGAGTAGGAGCTTCGTAGACTTTACCTTCCTTGACTGCCTCGGGAAGATAGCCCATTTTCAAGGCTTCGGTTTCAGTGAACCCAGGGCTTGCCCTGTGGTCCAATATCAGATAGCCTTCGTGAGATCTCTGTGAGAAGACCATTAAATTATTTCTTTGAGACGACGAACTCTTTCTGAATGTTCGGCTATTTTACCCTGGACAAATTCTTCTTTGACAGTCAGGGTTTGCTCTCGTTCTTTGATTTGTCTTTCACGAAGATCGAGGTCTACTTTACGAGCATTGAGTTGAGTTTCTAATTCGGCAGAGCGAGAATGATTAGAACGAGCTTGGACCGTGAGATTGTGTACTTCGGCTTTCTGCTCTTCTAATTCTTTAACTTGCTTCGCTATTTCTTCACGAACCCTACGATCGTTTGTTTCGTATTCTGCACGATCTATATCCAGAAGTCTACGCTGTTCAAGAATCTCTCGTTGTGTAGTTTTTACTTGTTGCTGGAGAGTTCTAGATTCAGCGATAGACTTGGATAATTCTGCATTAGCTTTGGTGATTTCTTCTAGTTTAGCCCGGTAGGCTTTCGGATCTGAGACCATAGACAGTAAAGCCATGGCTCCAGTATCTGAAGAAGGCGGTAGGAAAGTCATTGTATTTCCTTATGTATTAGTAATTACTCCTAGCAGATTACCAGGTAGAACTGAGAAGTACTCAGTTTGATTTGCCGCCAAACGTTTCACTGACGTAGTAGCTACCGGATTAGTACCGATAGCAATGGAACAGGTGGAATCGACATGGACACGGATAATCTTAGTCGAACCCGAGAAGG